CTTTTGGCTTCTGCTATGGTTCTTATGTTGAGTTTTGCTAAACTAGGAATAATCAAGTCGTACTCATGATATTCTGGTTGTGTAAAACTGCAATATGTGTTCTTACTTAGGTGGATTTCTCTTAATAGATCCTTGTTGGTTAGATACTTTATTTTTGGTATAATTGTCATTAGTTTAGGTTCTCCTACTAGTTATAATAATAGCACATTTTATTAAGAATAAATAGAGTTATAACAAGGAATTTACTCAAAATGGCTGGACTATCAATAAATCCTTTAGCAAAGTTAGTTGCTTCAACATCCGAAGCTGTGTCTAAAACCACTGGCGATGTGCAATCGTCGTTACCGCAAGTGGGTGATGCATTTTCAAAAGCTAATCTTGATTCAAAGGTAGCACAACTTGGCGGTGGGCTTAACAGCGGATTGAACCAATTTGCTTCTCTGGGAAAATCAGCACTAACTGAAGCACAGTCAGCGATGGGGTCTGTTGATTTTAAACCTTCGAGTTTGCCTAGCTTAGGTAACATAACTAATCTTCAATCCTTGGTTGGTTCGACCAGCAATATTACCGCAGACATCTCAGGAACCCTTAATAAACTTACCGGAGGAAACCTTGCTGGTAGTCTGCAAGGAATAGCAGGTTCAATTTCTTCTGCGGCTGGAATGTTAAACAACATTCTAAGTTTAAAGCGTGGAGCTAATTTGCCTTCCGGTGGTGAGTTATTTATGAAACAGGGTTCTGCGATCACACTAAGTCCGGGATCGTCAAATGATTGGCGTGTACGAATTACTTGTCAGTGGAATCTGTTTGGCGGAGCCATGTTTCAAAAATTAGCAAAGACTGGTGGTGTGGTTTGGCCTTATACTCCAAATATTACAATTAGTACAAAAGCAAACTACACACCAATTGAACCAGTACACAGCAATTATCCATTCTATGGTTATAAGAATAGTTCGGTTGAAGACATCCAGATAAGTGGTGAGTTTACCTGTGAAACCGAAGATGATGCTGCTTATTGGATTGCCGCAACTACTTTCTTTAAAACTGCTACAAAAATGTTTTTTGGTGAAGGAGCTCTTGCAGGAAATCCTCCGCTAATCTGTAACCTAACAGGGTATGGATCGAGCGTGTTTGACAAAGTTCCTGTGATCATTAAATCTTTCTCAGTGGATCTCAAGGATGATGTAAACTATATTCAATGCGGAGCATACGACAAAGCTAATCCAACATGGGTTCCGGTAGTGAGCACTATCTCAGTGACTGTGGCTCCTGTTTACAACAGAAGAAGATTACGTAAATTCAACCTAGAAAATTATGCTCGAGGTGAAACCGCTCAAGGTGGTGATGGAATAGGATACCTCTAATATGGCCGTAAGATATTCACAATATAGTCCTTGGGCTGACACATCGCAAAACACACTCTATCTCGAACTTTTAGAGATAAGACCAGTCCCCGCAGAACCAGATGATTTTAGATACACTATAGAAAATCAATACAAACATAGACCAGATCTATTGGCCTACGATCTGTACGGCAATCCTAAGCTATGGTGGGTGTTTGTACAACGAAATATGAGTGTACTTAAAGATCCGATATATGATTTTGAACCAGGCACAATAATTTATATTCCTAAAAAATCAAATCTACAGAAATTTCTAGGAGTCTAATATGGCAAACATTAGAGATATCGGAGTAGCGATTTCAAATTTGTTAAAACCAGATGGCAGTGCCATATCTACAAGAGCATTAACTCAGTCTTTGCCAATAGGATCCGTTTCTAGGATCACAGGTTTATTACCAGCACGGGCTGCCGATCCTGTTCAAGATGGCATTACAAAGATACTACAAAAAGAAGGAAAGATACCTGTTAATTCAGGTACAAATTTAGAAAACATTATTTTAAATCCTTTAGAAAACCTCACATCATATGCACCGATGTGGACCATGGCAGCACTAGATAAAAATCAATTTAATAATCCCACAACATATAGAAACGGTCCTGGCGATTTAAAATATGTGGTATTTTCTTCTGGTGGTAGATTTGACAGTCAACGTGTTAACACAGCTCACGGTGCACCGGAATATTTTATCAACAATTTTTCTATGCAGACAACAATATCTGCAACAGCACAGACTGGTAACTCTAACGCATTCAAGTTTACATTTGAAGTGCTTGAACCACACACAATGGGACTGTTTTTACAGAGCTTACAGAACGCTGCTATCAAAGCTGGATTTGCAAACTATAATTCTGCACCATTTGTTCTTCGTTTAGATATCATGGGTTACAATGATCTTGGACAGGTTTATACGTCAATCAAACCCAAGTTCTGGACCTTGAGATTAATTAAAGCAACTTTCTCTGTTGACGAGAATGGTAGCAAATATAAAGTAGAAGCAGTTCCTTATAATTCAAAAGGGTTTACAGATGCTATTAACACAGCATACACTGATATAAAATTGGCCTGTTCGGCAAAAGGAGTAGACGCTGGCACAGTGCTTGATTTGTTAACGACTGGGTCAAACAGTCTCTGCAAATATCTTAACGACAATGAACAGAAATTATTAGATGAGAAGAAAATTGGAGTCAAGGATATCTATATAATCGAGTTTCCAGAAAAATCGGACGAGTTTATTAACAGTGCGCAAGTACCTGGAGTTACTAAGCGAGCAACTAAAGACCCCAATGCTCCGATAAAAACAACAATTACCGGTAAAGACGTTGAGGTACAATTAGAGTTTGGAAAAAATGACATAGGAAAAGCCGATTTTGGTTTTGATGCAGCCTCTGGCGGAAATTATAGCTTCGCCCAAGTTGGTGATTCTGTAGATGAAAAAACAGGAGTGGTGCAGCGAGACAAAATGGCCATCGATCCTAAACAGCGCACATTCCAATTTGCACAAGAACAGAGATTGACCACAATTATAAATCAAGTTATTTTAAGTTCAACGTATGCAAAAAAAGCATTAGATCCTCAGAATCTTGTTAACGGATTTATTAAATGGTGGAGACTTGATGTACAGATACAGCTATTAGATCTTGACATCCAAACAGGCGAATATGCAATGAAGTACATATATCGTGTTGTGCCATTTTTGGTTCATCATTCTATATTTTCTCCTCCGACAACTGTGCCTATCGGTTATCAAGAACTCCAAAAACAAATCGTCAAGCAGTATAACTATATCTACACAGGGCAGAACACAGATGTATTAAAATTTGATATTCAAATTGACAACCTTTTCTATACAGGAACCAGTCCAACGGCAGAAGCCAAATCCGGCAAGATCGGAAATCAAGACCAAAAAGGTATTGGAACTAATCCGGCAAAAGAAGTTGTTACAACCGTTGGTGCAGCGCCTGTTGCAGTAACGGCAGCAAACGGAAGAAAGCGTGTTATGCGAGATCCCGAACTGATAAAGAAAACTGTTGGAGGCTCTGGTGATGCCAAAGAAACTGAGCAACAAGTTGCTGAAACCTTTCATAAAGTTTTCACTAGTGCGGGTAGCGGAGATTTAGTTAAAGTTAACTTAGAAATACTAGGTGATCCTTACTGGATGGCCGACAGTGGAATATCAAATTATTTTGCAAGACCCAGTGACAAGAGTAGATTTTTATCCGAGGATGGAACAGTGAATTATGAAGGAGGGGATGTCTTTATCTATCTTACATTCAGAACTCCGTCGGATATTGACGAAGTGACTGGATTATATCAATGGCCTACTGCTGGAAAAGAAAGTCCTTTTAGTGGAATTTTCCGAGTAACACAGTGTGAAAATGTATTTGCAGATGGTATATTCAAACAAAAACTAACCTGCTTACGACAAGTGGGACAAAGTCAAGATTTCAAAGACGGCAATCCAAACAACATCGGACAAATTGTTATGGACAAAGCCAAATCGTTGGCAGTTTCTTTTGGCAAAGATGTTCCTGTTCCTGCAACTCCTGCAGAAGAGCAAAAAGTAGAAGACCCGTCTGGTCCTCGCAGACCCGCAACAACTATGGAAGCATGATTTAGATGACAAGAGAAAAACGAACCGCAGCCTCTGTTAGTGAAAAAAGTAACATCGGCGCGGGCCCATATCTAGCACGTATTGTCGGTCACGGTGATCCAACATTTATGGGCAGTCTCGAAGTAACACTTATGCGAGACGAAGGTAACACCAACGCCGACGACAATCAGACCTATGTAGTTCGCTGTGCTTCGCCGTTTTACGGATACACAGCATATGAATATATGGGTCAAAATACCACGGTTGGAAACCCCAATACCAGTACACTTGATGTATACAATGACACACAAAAATCATACGGAATGTGGATGGTACCCCCCGATGTAGGAGTTAACGTTTTAGTATTTTTTGCTAACGGTGATCCTTCTTTAGGATATTGGCTAGGATGCGTCCCTGGAAGATTTATTAATAACATGGTTCCGGCATTAGCAGGATCAACAGAAGTTGATTATGATTCTACAGATAAGAAGAAATATAATACCGGCCAACCATTGCCTGTAGCAGAAATTAATAAAAAAATAAATGCTACAGATCTAAAACAAGACCCAGAGACGATTAAAAAAGCATTACATCCTTTTGCTGAATGGATTTTAGCACAGGGATTAATTGAAGATGATGTCCGAGGAGTTACTACAAGCTCTGCAAGACGCGAAGCACCAAGCATGGTGTTTGGCATATCAACCCCTGGGCCATTAGATCGAAGAAACGGTTCTAAGAGAGCTTACAAGGGAAAAATTGAAGATAAGACAAAGAGGCCTGTTCCTATAAGCAGACTCGGCGGTACACAATTTGTCATGGATGACGGTGACGATCGCTATGTGAGAGCAACCCCTGCTAATGTGGGTCCTGTAAAATACATTGATGTAATAAACAGCGTAGACACAAACACTGGACTAAAAACCAACGAAAAGGGCGATCCAACCATTCCCTACAACGAATATTTCCGTATTAGAACACGCACAGGTCATCAGCTATTGATGCACAATAGTGAAGACATAATCTATATAGGAAACTCTAGAGGAACAACTTGGATAGAATTAACCAGCAATGGAAAAATAGATATATTTGCAGAAGACAGTGTTAGTATCCATACAAAGAATGATTTAAACATTAAAGCTGATAGAGACATTAACATGGAGGCAGGACGCAATTTTAATGTTAGAACTGAAAGCGGTCGTATGCAAATGGATATTGCCACTGAATGGAAAGTAACAGTCGGTGTGGATGGAAAAATCACAGTCGGTGGAGACTATGAACATGTGGTTGGCGGCAGTACAAAAATTACCACATCGTCTGCGTTTGATCTCAATTCAGGAACCAGCAATAAATTTACTGCTGGAACAACAACAGATATTCGAAGCGGTGGAAACCATACAGAAACAGCAGCACGTATTGACATGAACGGACCAGTAGCAAAATCTGCGGTAAAAGCAGTGGCAATATATCCTTTGAATTTACACGAAAATCCCAACACTAGTACCACTACTGACTGGGCAACTAACAAGTTCCAAGATGGTACAGTGTCGAGTATTATGAAACGTGTACCTATGCATGAGCCTTGGATTTTACACGAAAATCAAGCGCCGCAACTTTTAACTCCAGCAAACACAGATAGGGAAGCATAACATGCCAGCAAATCTTTATAAAACAAAAACAGTGGCAGTGAATAAAGCATCTGTTGGCGACGCCAACGGAGGAGCATTTGCCTATAAAGGATTTAGTTCAAAAGAAAATACTAGAAATTACAAGCTCTATGATATTGATCTTGTAAAACAGGATATCATAAATCACTTCTATATTCGCAAAGGCGAGAAATTAGAGAATCCAGAGTTTGGAACAGTGATTTGGGATATTTTATTTGAACCATTTACAGAAGAAGTCAAAACAATTATCGCTAAAGACGTTGAAGACATTGTGAATTATGACCCAAGAGTTGTAGTTAACGAAGTAGTAGTTGACAGCACAGACCAAGGTATTCGCATACAAGCCAATGTAACCTACGTTCCGTTTAATGTTAATGAGCGCATGACTTTTGATTTTGACAGAAACAATTCTATCATAAACTAAGCAGTTAATTTTGTTTGGTAAATATGGTATAGGAACGAAAAATGACAACGACAACAAGACAAAATAATTTAATTCTTAACCAAGACTGGACTAGGATCTATCAGACATTTAAAAATGCTGATTTCAAATCCTATGATTTTGAAAATCTCCGCAGGGTAATGATCACGTATCTTCGTGAAAATTATCCAGAAGATTTCAATGATTATGTCGAAAGTTCGGAGTATATGGCTCTTATCGATGCTGTGGCATTTTTAGGGCAAAGTCTTGCGTTCCGTATTGATTTAGCATCAAGAGAAAACTTCCTAGAACTTGCAGAACGCAAAGAATCTGTATTGCGTCTAGCACGTATGTTGAGTTACAATCCTAAGAGAAATCGTTCCTCTACAGGATTATTAAAATTTGTCAGTGTGACTACAACAGATCCTATTATTGATAGTAATGGAAAAAATCTAGCACAACAAATTATTTCTTGGAATGATCCTACAAATAACAATTGGCTAGAACAATTTATTTTTGTATTAAATGCAGCTATGGCAGATAATACTGAATTTGGACGTAGCCAAGGTTCTGCAACATTACAGGGAATTCCTACAGAACAATATAGATTTAAAACAACCAGTGCAGACGTTCCTATCTATAGCTTCAGCAAAACTGTAGCAGGTCGAGGAATGGCATTTGAAGTTGTTAGCACAGGATTTAAAGACGCCGAAGCACCGTATGAAGAACCACCAGTTCCTGGAAATCAATTAGGTTACATCTATAGAAACGATGGCAGTGGTCCAGCAAGTCCTAATACAGGATTCTTTTTAA